CATTACTTCCACTGGCTCTGGCGAGACCCTGCGGGCATTTACCCGTGTTACTGGCGCTAATGCTGCTACTGGTGGAACTGTTAATGGCGCCCACATTTCTCTGTCAGTTAACTCTGGCGGCACAATTTCTGGTGCTGGTAACGCCCTGCGTGTCACTCTTGGCGCAGCAGCTGGTGTTTCCACCGGCGGTACGGTTTCTGCTATACAAGTGGATTCAGACCTGAATGCCACGGCTACCGTCCCGGCATCTGCTTCGTTCATCCGTGTAACCAATACGAACACGACCAAACTGTCCAACCTCTTTAACCTTCCTGCTCCGGCAGTCGGTGGTGTGTTGGCAGCGGTTGTTGGTACTCCGACCCAGACGCATACCATCAAGTGTGTTGGTAGCAACGGGACTAACTATTACATCATGGTTAGTACAACGGCTTAAATGGAGATCACTAAAGAGTATTTGCTCTCAGAGATCAAAAACATGGAAAAGCAACGAGACCACGCACATGATGTGGCCGTTGCTGCCCAGGCAGCGATCGATGTGTTGCAAAGTTTAGTGGCGAGAATGGAGGCCCCAGAGCCTGATGCAGTAAAGCTATCAGACTTAGGGCTTTCAGATCCAGAACCTATAACGGAGAACCCAAATGGGAATGCAGTATGACGTAAAGTCCTATCATGCGACAAGTTCATCACTCGCATACGGGGCACGCACTCGGTTAAAAGGTGTGGTTTTATCTCCAAGTACGTCTGTAACTTTTAATTCGTGCGTGGTTGATACTGCTGGTTCCTTGACTGGAACGTATGACATACCGGGTTCGACAACTTGCACGGTTACTATTGCTAACCACGGCCTGTCAAATGGCGACTTAATTGCCCTGGAGTTTACTAGCGGTACGGCAGTAGATAATGCCTACACGGTAGCTAACGTCACACAAAACACCTTTACGGTAACTACAGCAAGTTTGACCACCAGCGGTAATGTGACGCTGTACCCAAACATTCTTCTTGAATTAGATTGTTCGACCGGAACATCGTTTTATACGCTGATTCCAGGCGAAGGCATTCTTGCAAAAGAAGGTCTGTATTGTCTGTTGCCATCGACTAGCGTAACTATGACCGTTTTTTACGGATAGGGAACAGGCCATGATGCAATATGACGTTAAATCCGCAATTGCAAAAAGCACTGGGCTGCTAGTCACTGACGAACCAGTACGGTTGAAGTCAATTACCGTTACAAGTGCGACTTCTTCTTTAAGAAGCGTTTGTGTATGCGATCCAGATTTTAATAAGTCCGGCACATATAGCCGTACAAGCCCAAGCGCCACAATTACCGTAACGATTACGAATCATGGTCTTGAGACTGGAGACCGTGTGTTTTTAGACTTTACTACCGGTACAGCTCGGGACGGCGGATACACAATCACCAAAACTGGTGCAGATACGTTTACTTGTGCAGATGCGGTAACCACTACTACAAGTGGAAATGTCACAATGTATAGCGTTATTGCGCTAGAACTTGCAACTTTTAGTACGGTTGGTCTGCCTGTTTTGATCCCTGGTGAAGGGATTTATTGCCCCAACGGTATTTTTGTGGGTTGTGGATCGAGTGTGACTGCAACAGTCTTTTACGGATAACCAAAAAATGCAAAATGAAAAAGGTTATTCGCTGGCAGGACGGAAGCTCTTCATAGCTCTCCCGGCCTATGACTTCAAGGTTTCTTTGAAGCTGGCCATATCCCTTGCCAGATTTGCCCAGGAAGCTCCCAAGCATGGGATTGAAATATCGATCGGCAGCATCTGCGGCTGCTCGGTAGTCTCCAGGGCCCGTAACCTTTTGGTGCAAGACCTGATGGAATCTAATTGCACCGACTTACTTTTCATTGATGCCGACATAAATTTCGAGCCAGAGCACGTTTTTCGCCTCATGGCATGGGTTTCAGAGCCCTATGTTGGCATCGCAGCTGGCGTCCCACGCACCCGTAAGACCGATAAGGTCTACATTGCCACGCTAGACCAGGATGAAGACGGTCTGACCATGAATCATATGGGCCTGGTTCGTGCAAAAAGGGTCGCTACAGCCTTTATGATGGTCAAAAGAGAGGTATTTGAGACCCTAATTAATGCCCACCCCGAGTGGAAATACGATGATGTCAATACAGGACGGCTACTTCATGCCGTTTTTGACTTCAAAGTGACCCCAGAAGGGTATATGGGCGAGGATTTTCTGTTTTGTGACCGTGCTAGAGAGCATGGATATGAGGTTTGGATCGATCCGACCATTAAATTGGGTCACATGGGCGTCCAAGAGTACGAAGGAGACTTTGGAAAAGACGTTTTGTACCCCATGATCAACCCAATTCAAGGGCAAAGGGTGGCGTAATGGCTAAATCCAAGGGCATGGGCATCAATACATCGGTTAAATCCGGCAATTTCCGGCCTACCAAGGCTGGTGCTGGCATGACCAAGAAGGGTGTAGCTGCCTATCGCCGTGCCAACCCTGGATCGAAGCTGCAAACCGCTGTTACAGAAGACAATCCGACAGGAAAACGAGCAGCCAGGCGCAAATCCTTTTGTGCTCGATCGGCCGGACAGATGAAGATGTACCCGGAAGCCGCTAAAGACCCTAACAGCCGTATTCGTCAGGCTAGAAAGCGGTGGAAGTGCTAAATGGAAATGATGGTTTGGAATGCAATCCTTACAGCGTTGGTTGGAATCATGGGCTTTACTTTGAAAGAGAAGTTTGCCGAGCTCAACCGCCTGGGGATCCTATTAAACAAGACTAGAGAGGAGGTGGCCCGTGACCACATCACTCGTGCAGAAGTTCACAGAGACCTTGAAAAAATCGCTGAACGCTTTGAAGCAGGCATTGAGCGGCTTGAAGCAAAAATTGACCAACTCCGCAAAGAAACAAGAGGATAAAAATGGCTGAACAATCCACACGGACAAAAATGATCCAAGAGGCCAAGGTCGATGACGATATGCCTTTGGTCAAAAAGGCTGTTCGAGCCATCACTCTTGGTGGGTCCAAACTCTTAGACAAAATGGGTATCACCCAAGAAGAAGAGTACAAGGACAAGACCAAGGAAGAGATGTCCGTGAAGAAACGTGCCGGTGGAATGCTCAAAGATGTTGATTCCGAGGCTAACCCTGGCCTAGCCAAACTGCCCGAAGGGGTTCGCAACAAGATGGGCTATAAGCGCAGCGGCGGTTCGGTTAAGTACAAGTCTGGTGGCAAGGTCGGTTCTGCCTCTAAACGGGCTGACGGCTGCGCCCAGCGTGGCAAGACTCGTGGGAAAATGGTGTAACTATGCCTGATAAAAAATCCATTGATTACGGTGCAAAAACTCCCAGTGGGCAATACGCTGCTGAAAAGGCGCATGAAGAATATAAAAAAGATAAAAAAAATTGGCCTTTAGATACTAAAAAAGATCTTGAAAATTCTTTGCAGGCTATGCGTGAAGCGGATGCAGAAGTTAAACGTGAGACCCGTGGTATGAAAAAAGGTGGAAAAGTTAAATCGGCTTCTGCCCGTGCGGACGGCATAGCAATTAGAGGTAAGACCCGTGCCTAGCGTATCGGCAAAGCAAGAAAGGTTTATGCAAGCGGTAGCCCATAACAAGGCTTTTGCTAAAAAAGTGGGGGTTCCCCAATCTGTAGGTCGTGAGTTTACTAAAAAGGAAGGTGGAGAAATGAAAGATTCCAAAGCTATGGCTAAAAAAGAGATTTCCTTTATGAAGAAAAAAGGAGCTCCCAAGTCAATGATCAAACATGAGATGGCTGAGTACGGCATGAAAAATGGCGGCAAGGTCAAAAAGATGGCAGCTGGCGGTTTAGCTGCTGGCCACAAGTCTGCTGACGGTATTGCCAAAAAGGGCAAGACCAAAGGCAAGGCTATCGCCATGCGTAAGGGCGGGTACTGCTAAATGAGGCCGAGCCGGGGGATGGGGATTATCAACCCATCCAAAATGCCCAAGGCCAAGACGATTACCCGAAAGGATAATCCGAATGAGGTTGAGTATTTTTCAAAGGGCGGAGTATCAAAAGTAAATGAAGCCGGAAACTACACCAAACCAGGTATGCGCAAGCGACTCTTTGAAAGTATTAAAGCTGGTGGAAAAGGTGGTGCTCCGGGGCAATGGTCAGCCCGTAAAGCTCAGCTACTGGCAGCAAAGTACAAAAAGGCCGGAGGCGGTTACAAGGATTAAGTTTCCCGTCTTTGACCGCCAGAAGGACGGCAATGTATTCGACTGGCTAATTAGTACGGCAGATGACTTTAGGAAGATCAGACAGCGGGAAAGATGGAATGAGTTTAAAAAAGTCTCAGAGAAGCCTAAAAGCCTGGACGGACCAAAAATGGGGGACTAGGAGTGGCAAACCATCTACGCAGGGATCGAAGGCTACGGGGGAAAGATACCTCCCTGCCGCCGCCATCAAAGCGCTATCCCCGCAAGAGTATGCCGCTACTACTCGTGCCAAACGCTCTGGAAAAGCCGCAGGAAAACAGTTCGTCTCCCAGCCAAAGCGAATCGCAGCCAAAACAGCCAGATTTAGGAAAATCCCATGACAACTAGCGGAACCAATAGTTTTAACCTTGACCTGGCCAACCTTATGGAAGAGGCATTTGAACGGGCCGGTGGTGAGATCCGCTCTGGTTACGATGTACGGACGGCTAGGCGCAGCCTGAACCTTCTGACCGTTGAATGGGCTAATCGAGGCATTAACCTGTGGACGATCGAGCAGGGTGAGATTGCCATGACGCAGGGTACTATTACTTATCCCCTACCTGTTGATACAATCGACTTGCTGGATCATGTGATTCGCACCCAGACTGGCATTAACCAAACCGACATTAATATCACCCGGATCAGCGTATCTACCTACGCCTCGATTCCGAACAAAAACGCTCAGGGAAGACCTATTCAGGTATGGGTAAACCGTCAGTCTGGGGCTACTTATCCGATTAACGGAAATGAGCCCGTTACAACCAATACCAGTACTGGGGTAAACCCTCCCAATATTAACGTCTGGCCATCTCCTGATCAGTCGAACTACTACACCTTCGTTTATTGGCGTCTGCGGCGCATCCAGGACGCTGGGAACGGTCGGACTACCCAAGACATACCATTCCGTATGCTTACCTGCCTGGTGGCTGGATTGGCTTACTACATCGCCATGAAGATCCCAGAGGGCCAAAACAGGCTAGATCGACTGAAGCTGGACTATGAGGAACAGTGGTTACTGGCCGCCTCAGAGGATCGGGAAAAGGCTGCTATTCGCCTGGCCCCAAGGCAGATGTTTATCGGCGGGGGTATGTAAATGCCCAACCGGTTTGCTTCTGGCAAATGGGCAATTGCGGAATGCGACCGCTGTGGGTTCCGGTATAAGCTCAAGGAACTCAATAAGCTCGTCATCAAGACCAAGAACATCAATCTCTTGGTTTGCCCGACTTGCTGGGAGCAGGACCAGCCGCAGCTGCAACTGGGTATGTACCCGGTCGATGATCCCCAGGCCTTGCGTGACCCACGGCGGGATAACTCTTACATCCAAGCCGGCTTAAACGGTATTCAGACCCAGCCGCTATCCGTTCCCAACCAGGATGAAGATGCCTTTGGCTACCCGTCCTCTGGCAGCCGAAACATCCAATGGGGCTGGAACCCAGTAGGGCTTAATAATCCCCTCAGATTGACCGGTTTGCAGGATAATTTGCAGGCACAGGGCAATGTGGGTAGCGTGACCATATCAACCACATCTACTTAGGAGTAACACATGAAAATGACGGCAAAAGAGGCGCTCAAGGCGCACATGGCCAAGAAAGGCGCTAAAGCCCACCCGGACGCTAACGTCAAGAAACTTCGGGCCGGCGGGAAGACCAACTTGGAAATGAAGAAACTGGGACGGAACCTGGCCAAGGTGGCCAATCAGAAGTCGCCCATGAGTCGTGTTCGTAAAACGGGGATCTAACATGGCCAAGTACAGCAAAAAACTTATGGGAAAAGAAGTCGGTCAAGCCGAGGTCTATGCTCCTCCTCACACAATGAGCGGCAAAGACGTATCGGTTGAGACCTTTTCTAAGTACAAGACCGGTGCAGAGGTTATCAATAACCTGAACATTTCGGTTGGCGGCTTGAGCAAAGGCAACTATCCTCCGATTAACCCTTATGGGGTTGGAGAGATGCGTGGCTATGGCGCTGCCACCAAGGGCCGGAAGATTAGCGGGAAGATGGGC